CGCCAGCAGCTGAAGCTAGACGCGGACCGCCGTTCCTTCGGGCCCGAGGGCCCGGAGGTATGGGTGCTATGGGGGCCTTCCGGGACGGGGAAGAGCCGTTTCGTAGCAGCCCGTTGGCCCGACGCCTTCTGGAAGGCGCCGGAGAGCAAGTGGTGGGACGGCTACTCGGGGCAAGAGACCGTGGTCCTTGACGACTTCAAGGACTACGCGATGCCCCTGGTAGAGCTCCAGCGCCTCCTTGACTGGTACCCCTTGTGGGTGGAGGTCAAGGGCGGGAGCGTGCCGATGATGGCCAAGAGGTACGTCCTGACCTCGAATACCAGCCCGGACGACTGGTATCTCAAGGCGGACCCACATCGTACCGTCCGGCGTAGGATTTCCGATTTCGCCGAGCGCTTCGGCCGGCTTATCGAATGCCAGGCCGGGTGGGAAGCTTCCCTCCCGCCTGGGCCGGGGGCCGGGGTTGGGGTAATACTAGAGCCCAACCCCGCGACCCCCCCTGGACAAGATGTCCTAGACGCCATCGCCAATTGGCGCGACCAATAAGTGAATGCTTCCTTTACTCAAGTGGACTCTTGCGCTCGCCGCTAGGGCCCTCAAGTTCGCCAAGTCAGTGCCACTGCGCACCGTTCTCACACGCGTCCCGCGTACCTGCTACGGCTTTTGTGTCCGTGGGTTATGCGGGGCGACTACCCGCTTGGTGCTCTCAGGCGCCGCTGGCTGCGTAGCGGGGTCTTACGCTCGCCGCTAGGCCCGTGGTATGCCCTAACGGGTTCGAGGGGGGGGTCAGTTCACTCAACGTTGGCCTCGGAATTGGACGACCATGCGTAGGGTGCACTCCACGTGCGGCGTGGCGTCAAGCGTGAGGTTCCCGTCGGGCCCGTCTACGACCACATACGGGCCGTAGAAGGCTATGCCTCCTGGGCCCGCGCCGGGCACTCCTATCTGAGCCCAGGTGAAGGGCATCCATCGCCTGCCCTCCCACGTACGTTGCCACATGCGATTGGCCACTCCGGCCGATGCCGGGCCATTGGTCTGGATCAGGGTATAGGGATGGAAGCCGATTGGCACGACCAGGGAGGTTGTGGGTGGATTGCGTATCTTCTGCCACTTGGTCTGGCGGAGATCAGACTCCAGCTGCGGCGGGACTAGGGCTTCGGGGCCGGAGGCCTGGTTCCCGGGGGCCTGGACTGCCGCGAAGGGGCGGCTACCTACGGTGAGGTAGTTGCAGTTGGCGCCGGAGGTGGGGGGGTTGCCGACGTTCCCGACGAAGGTCCTAGCCATGTAGAGCTTGCACTTCAGTATCCTGAAGTGGCTATACGTGGCCCGATAGTCCATGAAGCCTGGGACAGTCGCGGGGCTGAAGGTGAAGGCGTTCCACTTGCGAGTGCTCCCAGTGTCGGTGCTGAGGGTCCACTGAGAGTTCTGCGTCAGGGTGACGTAGGCGGAGGTAGTCTTGCGAGAGCGGCGACCACCGCGATACCTACGGCGATAGCGAGGGCGAGCCACGCGGCGTCGACGAAAGGATCGCCTCACCGTACGACTGGAGTAGCGGCGGCTACGGTAGGACCAGGCCATTTTTTCTAGATGCACAGGGGTGCAGATTTCGGCATACATCTGAGCTTAGTGCATTTAAAAATGCCCAGGACGCCCGTAGTGCAAGTACGCAATTGGATAGGCACTCTCAACGGCATCGACGCCAGTTTCGACGCAGAGGGATATCTCCGTACCATGGTAGAGCGTGGACTGGCCAAGTACGCCGTTGGTCAGCTAGAGCGCGGCAGCGAGGCGGGAAGGCTCCATCTCCAGTACTTCGTACAGATGGAGCGTTCTCGTCGACTAGCCCATATGAGGACGGTTATCTGCGACCGTTCTCATTGGGAGCCGATGTACGGGTCGGTAGCCCAAGCCAGGGCTTATGCGACTAAGGAGGACACCAGGGTCGAAGGACCCTGGGAGTTCGGCCTTATGTCGTCAGTTGGCAAGCGACGCGGCCTCGAGGAGGCCGTGGACTGTGTGAAGGCAGGGATGGCCCTCTCCAAGGTGGCAGAGGAGTTCTCCCTGGCCTGGGTAGCCCATGGCCGAGGCCTGACGTCCCTGCGCCAGCAGCTGAAGCTAGACGCGGACCGCCGTTCCTTCGGGCCCGAGGGCCCGGAGGTATGGGTGCTATGGGGGCCTTCCGGGACGGGGAAGAGCCGTTTCGTAGCAGCCCGTTGGCCCG